TACAACAGGTAATGCTTCACAAGATGAACCATTATTTACTGATTTAGAACCATCAAGAGCAGGTGAAAGTGGTGATGGATATATTTGGAAGTACCTATTTACAGTTCCTCCTAGCGATATTATAAAATTTGATTCTACAGAATATATTTCTGTTCCTAATAATTGGTCAACATCAACTGATACCCAAATACAGTCTGTTAGGGAGAATGGCGATTCTGATATAAACAATAATCAAATTAAAAAAGTTTATATTGATGGACAAGGTTCTGGATATTCTCAGAATGTTGTTGGTAAAGAAGTCGATATTGTAGGTGATGGTACTGGTGCTAAGGTTGTTTTAGATACTAATAGTTCTGGTCAAATAACCAAAACCACAGTTTCTGCTGGTGGTAAAAATTATAGTTTTGGAATGGTTGATTTGGGTCCAGTAGGTAATTCAGGTGTTTCTGCTGGTAATTATGCTAAATTAATCCCAGTTATTCCACCATCTAAAGGTCATGGTTATGATTTGTATAAAGAATTAGGAACTGATAAGATTCTAATTTATGCAAGATTTGATGATTCTACTAGAGATTTTCCAGTTGATACTAAATTTGCACAGATTGGTATTATAAAGAATCCAACTACTGTTGGATCAGCAGTAACATTTACTGATAATCAATATTCATCGGTAAATTCAGTTAAACTGAGTACATCAAGTGGAAATCCTGTTATTGGTGAAAAGATCCAACAAACAGTTGCTGGAGGTACTGCTGAAGGATATATCGTATCTTATAGTACTGATACTAAAGTATTAAAGTACTTTAATGATAGATCATTGTATTTCAACCAAACATCTCTAGATCAAACAGATTATGTTGGGGTCACTACAGAAGCTAAGGTTCTACCTTTTGAATCTTCTGCAAACAATATAGTTGCACCTGGAAGTGGATTCCAAGGATCAGTCGATACTAATTTTACAGGAATAAGTACAAACCCAACTGGTAACAAACTTATTTCTCTTGGAGTTAACTTTACAAATGGTCTTGCAAGTCCTGAGATAAATAAAGGGTCAGGTGAAATAATCTATCTAGATAATAGACCTACTATTACCAGAAACTCTCGACAAAAAGAAGACGTTAAAATCATCTTGGAATTCTAAAGTAAAATGCCACAAAAGACGAATTTAAATATAAATCCTTATTACGACGATTTTAATAAGGAAGATAATTTTTACAAGGTATTATTTAAGCCAGGATTTCCTGTACAAGCTAGAGAATTAACTACTCTCCAGTCTCAGTTACAGAATCAGATTGAGTCATTTGGCAGTCATATCTTTAAAGAAGGGTCGATGGTCGTCCCTGGAAGTATTAATTACAATAATCAATATCACTCTATTAAGATAAATCAAGATCATTTAGGGGTTCCAGTTTCATTATATGCTGATCAACTAAAAGGAAAGCGATTAAAGGGTGAAGAATCTGGAATTGTTGTATCTATTGATGATTATAAGTTACCAGGAGATACACCAGATATAACAAATTTCACATTATTTGTTCAATATGTTGAATCTGGAGATGATAATACAATAGATGTATTAAAAGATGGTGAAAATTTAATTATTCAAGAATCTATTATATACGGAAATACTCCAATTAATGAAGGTGAAAGTGTAGCCTCATTGATAGATACTGGTGCTACTGCAATTGGTTGTGCTGTTGGAATATCAGAAGGTGTATTTTTTATTAGAGGAACCTTCGTAGATGTTACAACTGATACTCTGATTTTAGATCCATATTCAAATACACCTTCATATAGGGTAGGTTTGAATATTCAAGAAGATATTATTACTGCTAAAGAAGATCCTCAACTATATGATAATGCTAGAGGGTTCTCAAACTTTGCTGCACCAGGTGCTGATAGATTTAAAATTTCAACCACTTTAATCAAAAAGAGTCTAACTGATAAAAATGATACTAGTTTTGTAGAATTAATTAGATTAGATGGTGGAGAACTTAAGAAATTACAGAATAAGTCACAATATTCAATAATTAAAGATTATTTTGCTCAAAGAACTTTTGATGAATCTGGTAGTTATTCTGTAGATCCATTTGAAGTTCAGATTGCAAACTCATTAAATGATGGTATTGCTAATGAGGGTGTTTGGAGATCTAATGAAGTAACTGAAGAAGGTGCTAAACCAACTGATGATTTAATGGCAGTTAAGGTTTCTGCTGGAAAGGCATATGTAAAGGGATATGATAGTGAAAAAATTGGAACAACAATATTAGATGCACCTAAACCAAGAGATAAGCAAACTGTAGATAGTTCTTTAGTTTCTTATGAATTAGGTACTAAACTTCAAGTTAATAATGTATTTGGTGTTCCTCGTCAGAATATTAACGATGATACTAAAATTCTTGTTTTCCGTGACCAAAGAGCCAATTCTAGTAATGTTAATCAAGGTAATCAAATAGGTTCTGCTAGAGTTTATACTTGGAATGTAACCGATAGTTCATATAAAGATGATACTACAAAGTTTGATCTTTATCTCTTTGATGTCCAAATGTGGACTCAAATTACAACAAATAGAAACTTAAGTACTGCTGAATTGCCAGAATCTTCTTTTGTTCGTGGTGTTAGTAGTGGTGCAACTGGATATGCTGCAGCCCCTGGTGCTGGTAGTAATGTACAAGAAATTACTCAAGTTTCTGGTAATTTTATAGCAGGTGAAAAAATTATTATTAATGAAGATCCAAATATTTCTGCTTCAATAACAAATACAACTAAATGGGGTTTAGAGGATGTTAGAGGAGTATGGCAGGATACAAGTACACTTAGTGGATATGCTGTAGACTTTACAGCAGATGCTGTTCTTGAAAATTGGTTACCAGAGCAATTTAATGTTGTTGATAATATTAGTATAACTGGTGCTGCTGCTACTGTACCTGGAAAGAATTGGTCTGGAGTTAAAGTGGGTCAAATTCTTAAGTATGTAAAACCAGCAGCAACAATACCAACTTATAATAGAATTAGTGGAATTGCTGCAGATCTTAATTCTGTAACTCTTGCTGCTGTTGCTAATGTACCTGGTGTATGTGATGGTACATTATCACCAACTACTGGATATGAAGCACCATCATTTAGTTTAGCTGGTACAAAGGTTCCATCATCTAGTGGTCTTTATGCACCTTTAGCTGAGTCTAATATCTCTAATGTAAGTTTAGGAGATGCAAACCTAACAGTATCAACACATGTTACTGGTGAAGCTACTGATGGTAATGGTGTAATGTCAGTTGATGTTTCAAATACTGGTATTACTAGTGCATTCTTTGAGGGTTTTGACGCTGAAAGATATCAAGTAACATATTCTAATGGTGTTATTGCACCTTTAACTAGTGATCAGTTTGTAAAATCTGCTGATGGTCAATCATTTACTATTAATGGTTTGACAGCTAGCCAGAGTAATGTGAATGTAGATGTAACCCTTAAGAAACAATCTCTTAAGAGTAAGCAAAAAGATTTTGTTAGAAGTCAGAAAAAGAATATTGAATTTACTGCTGTTGGCATTAACACTGTTTCAAGTGGAATGACAAAAAATCAGTTCTATGGTTTAAGAGTCGAAGATAAAGAAATTTCATTAAATCTTCCTGATGCAACTAATATTGTTGGTGTGTATGAGTCAATTGATACAGCACTTCCAATACTTGATAAATTAGTCTTTATTAGTGGATTAAATTTAAATACAAATTCAATTCTTGGTGAACAGGTTGTTGGTGCAACTAGTGGAGCAGTAGCACAGATCACTGAGAGATCTTCTGCGACTAGTATTGAGATTGCTTATTTAACTCCTACTAAGTTTACTATAGGGGAACTTATTACTTTCCAAGAGTCAAATATTAAGAGTAATCTACAAAATATAACACATGGACAGTATTTAAATATCACTAATCGTTTTAATTTAGATAAAGGACAAAGAGAGCAATTCTACGATTATTCTAGAATAGTAAGAAAAGGAAATTTTGGATCTCCATCTAAGAGATTAACTATAGTTTTCAATAGTTATGTTGTTCCTTCTAATGATAGTGGTGATGCTTATACTGTAGAATCTTATGATTCTGATAGATTTGGAAACGATGTACCTCATTTAGCAAACGATCTAAGAGCATCAGATACTTTAGATTTTAGACCAAGAGCAGTACCAATAACTGCAACAAATAAGAGTCCTTTTTATAAGACATCTAGAGTTTTTGGTGCAGCTGGAAATGCTAACCAATCATTTGCTGTTAGTCCTAATGAGAGTTCATTAGTTGGATATACGTATTATCTTCCAAGAACTGATAAAGTAATGTTAGATACTCTTGGAAATCTTTCTGTAGTTTTAGGAACTTCTTCCCCAGAACCACAAGAACCACCAAATATTGAGAATGCAATGACTATTGCAACGGTGGAACTACCTGCATATCTTTATGATCCACAAGATGCAAAGATCACTCTTGTAGATAACTTAAGATATACAATGAAGGATATCGGTAAGTTAGAAGATAGAATTGAAAATTTAGAAGTAGTTACTTCATTAAGTCTTTTAGAACTTGATACAAAAACCTTACAAGTTCAAGATGCAGATGGATTATCTAGATTTAAGACTGGATTCTTTGTAGATGATTTCAAAAATAATCATCTATTAGATCTATCTGATCCAGATTGTAAGTGTGATGTTAATAGTGCTACTAAAGAATTAAATGTTCCTTTAGATTTTTATTCACTTAAACCAGAATTAGCATTATTACCATCAATTGATACTCAAACTGCTGATTTCTCTGATAATTTAGAATTATTAGATTCTAATGTTAGAAAAACTGGTGATCTAATTACACTTAACTATACTGAGAAAGATTGGATTGATCAACCACTAGCATCTAGAGTGGAGAATGTTAACCCATTCAATATGGTTGAATTTGTTGGAAGAATTGCTTTAACTCCAACTAGTGATCAATGGGTTAGAAGTATTCAGGTTGATGGAGGCACAAGAAGAATTACTGGTAGTTTTGATGGTGAATATATTGAAACTATTAGAACAAGTAGTGTACCAGATACACATATAAGATCAAGGAACGTTGCTTTTGATGGCAGTTCATTTAGACCTGTTGCTAGATATTACCCATTCTTTGATAGTACTAGTGGAATTGATGTAGTTCCAAAACTTACTGAAATTTCTATGACCCAGGGTACCTTTACTTCAGGTGAAATTGTAGAGGTATATGCTCCTGGTGGACAACAGACTGGTGCAATGAGAATCGCTCAACCAGATCATAAAACTGGAAGTATTACTAGTCCTGAGACAAAGTTTAATGCTAATCCATATAATACATCTACTAGTTTAGGAACTGCTTATGCAGCATCTTCTAGTGTTTTAAATATTGATATTAAATCATTAACTGATGAGGCACAAGGTAGATTCTGGGGATATATTCCAACAGGTCAAGGAGTTGTTATATTAGGTACAAGTAGTGGTGCTCAAGCAACAGTTTCTAATGTTAGATTAGTTGCTGATACTTTTGGAGATCTTTATGGAGCATTCTGGTTCAGAGATCCATTATCAAGTCCTCCACCACCATTAAGATGGAGAACTGGTACTAGAACATTTAAACTTACCTCTAGTTCAACAAATGCTGAACCTTTACCAGGAAGTTTATTGATTAGTAGTGGAGAAACAACATATCGTGCTACTGGTATAGTAAACACATTTAGAAATACTTTAGTTATTGTAAGAAGACCACCCCCACCCCCACAAAATAGTGACCCTCTTGCACAATCATTTACGACTGATGAAACTGGTGCTTTCTTAACTGCTGTTGACCTTTATTTTGGAAATAAAGATCCTAATGAGAAGGTTATAGTTGAAGTAAGAACTGTTGAGTTAGGAACACCTACAACTCAATGTGTAGCAGATTATGCTCGTGTTACTCTTGATCCATCACAGGTTAATACTTCTAGAACTGCAGAAGTGGCAACAAAAGTTACATTCCCATCTCCAGTTTATCTAGAACCTGCTACTGAGTATGCAATAGTTATTTTAGCACCAACTACAAATAACTATGAAGCTTGGATTGCTCAAATGGGTGAAAGAACTGTTAATACTCAGAGTTTACCTGATGCAGAATCTGTAATGGTAACTCGCCAGTATGTTGGTGGAAGTCTATTTAAATCTCAAAATGGATCTATTTGGACAGCTAGCCAATTTGAGGATCTTAAGTTTAAACTTTATAAAGCTGAGTTTACAACTAATCCAGGTACAGTTTACTTCTATAATTCACCTCTTGGAACAAAGACTAATCAAATACCAAGATTGGATTCAAACCCTGTAAGAACTCTACCTAGAAAATTAAGAGTTACTCACGCTGCTACTGCTGCTGCTAGTACTTGGAATAATATAGGTAATAAGCTTGCTGAAGGTGCAGCTGATGGACCTACTGGAATTATTGAAGATGTTGGTGGTGCAATTAATGCTGGATCGGTTACCAATGGTGGTTCAGGATATGTTAATGGAACATATAACAATGTACAAGTTTATGCTGTAAGCGGTCAAGGATCCAGTGCAACCGTCAATGCAACTATATCTGGTGGTGTTTTAGCATCATTTGCTGTTAATGCCTCTGGTGGTGGATATAGGGTTGGTGATGTTGTTGGTATTACAACTGGTGGTTTAGGAAATGCTAAATCAGGACAAGGTGCTGAAATAACAATTACTGCTCTTGCTAATAATGATACACTATATCTAAGTGATGTTCATGGTGAAGAATTTACTACTGGTCAGAATTTAGCATTCTTCAATGGTTCAACTAGAGTTGCATTAACTACCGCTGTTGCTGGATCTACTGTTGTGGGTGATCTATATCAAGGTAATGTCCTTGAAGTAGAGCAATATAACCACGGAATGACAGTAGATACTAATGTAGTTACATTAGCAGATATTGAACCAGATTCTGCTCCTATTCTATTAACTAATGCATTAGATATTGGTGATCAAGTAATTTCTGTTGCAAATACTGCACCATTTGTTACTTTTAATGGTATTTCTACCACACAGGGATATGTGAAGATTAATAATGAAATTATCTTCTATTCAAGTGTTGGAACTGGAAACAATCAACTTGGTATTGGAACAAGAGGTGTTGAAGGTACAGTAGAAAGATCTCATAGTACTAATGACATTGCATACAAATATGAATTAAATGGTGTTAGTTTAACAAGGATCAATAGAAATCATACTCTTCCTTCAGATGCAGGTTTGAGTAATCTTAGAACTATTGATAAGTATCACTTACAGATTCCTAGGGGTGATATGGCTACTGGTGATACTCAACTAAGTTTCAATAGTGAGATAAATGTTGGTGGAACTAATGTTTGGGCTTCTCAGAATTTCCAATATAATAAGATTATTCCACAATTCAATTTACTGAATCCTAGTGATAGTACTACAATCAAGGCTCAGTTAAGATCAACATCTGGAACAAGTACTGATGGAGCTGAGGTTTCTTTCGTTGATAAAGGATATGAAAATATTACTTTAAATCAACCAAATAAATTAGATACACCTAGATTAGTATGTTCTGAAATTAATGAATCTACTCATCTAACTTCATTACCTAAGAATAGATCAACAACTCTTGGGGTTCAATTTAATACTACTGATACTAATTTATCTCCAGTATTAGATACAATGAACGGAATTATTGTTTATGAAAGAGATAGACTCAATTCCCCAATTGCTGATTATGCATTAGATAGTGGATCGGATAATCCTTCTGGGGATCCTCATGCAGCAGTTTATATTACTAAGAGAGTTGACTTAAAGAATCCTGCAACTTCTCTAAAAGTATTAGTTGCTGCTTGTAGACCTCAATCTGCTGACTTTAGGGTACTTTATCAATTAATAAAAGAAGATACACCAGATTCTGAATTATCTTGGGAACTATTCCCTGGCTATGATAATTTGAATGACTTTGGTACTACAGGTCAAAGAATTATTGAACCTGCTAATAATAGTGGTCGTTCAGATTTCTTTGTTCCTGCAAGTAAAGAAAATGAATTTTTAGAATATCAATTTAGTAGTGATGATCTTGTAGAATTTACTGGATTTAGAATTAAGTTGGTTGCTAGTGGTGTTAATGAGGCAGATGCTCCCAGATTCCAAGACTTTAGAGTTGTTGCTTTAGCATAATGATACCAGTTGATGGGCATAAGAATCTCTATAGAGATGAAAGTTCTGGAGCCATTATAAATCATGATAATCACGGATATTCTCAATATATCAAAATGAGAGATCAAAAACGATCTCAAAAGGAAGAATTGGATAGAATGAGAGAAGATATTGATGAGATCAAATCTTTACTTAAGGAATTAGTTAAGAATCCTAATTAGTGTTAGTATAAATATACTTTAGATCCTGAAATTGTTTTTATATGGCAGTTTACGTTAGTAACTTAACTGTTAACGCTGGAACTACATTTTCTCAAGTGTTTAACTTGGAAAGTACTTCTTCTAATGCTGCTACAGATATAACTGGCTATAGCATCGCCGCCCAAATGCGAAAACATGCTGGTGCAAAAGAACCTACTGCTCATTTTACATCTACTATTGATAATGCCTCCCAAGGCAAAATTCGAGTAGGTCTCAGTACATCTGATACTGCAGGTCTTAAGGAAGGTCGTTATGTATATGATGTTCTTATTACTGATCCAACTGGAGAAGTAACTAGAGTTGTTGAAGGATCTGTTCTGGTAAGAGCAGGGGTAACAAGATAATGGCAGATATTAAAGTAAAAGTTGGTCAACAAAACGCTATAAAAGTAGTTTCTTCTTTAGCGGGAAATATTAGTGGTACTTTATCTGGATTGGAAGATACAAACATTAGCAACCCAACAAATGGGATGGTGTTAGTTTATAACAGTACGACTCAGAAATGGGACGCAACATTAGATCTGACTCCAGGAGCAGCACAAAATTTGGACATCAACGGAGGTAGCTTCTAGAAATGGCAAGTATTATAAGAGTAAAAAGATCGACTGGAACTGCCGCACCAGGAACTCTTCAATTTGGTGAACTTGGTGCAACTCTGAGTGGAACTGGTGATGTATCAAATAAAGGCGATAGATTATTTGTTGGTGATAATGGTGGAAATGTACAGGTAGTTGGTGGTAGATATTACACAGATTTATTAAGTATTGGACCAGGTTTAGTTGCAGGTCAAGCTAACCCTACAAATGCTGCAAGAGGGTTTGTTGCTGTTCTTAATTCTGATCGTAAAGTAGATCAATGGAATGTAGATAATTTAAGGTTAGATGCTAATACTGTTTCAACTACCAATACTGATGGAGATCTTTATCTAGATCCAAATGGTAGTGGTGAAATTATCGTTCCAGATGACACTAAATTATCTTTTGGTGATGGAAAAGATGCTTCATTTGAATATGATGAAAACGGTACAGACCAATTAACACTTACTGGTGCAGATTTAAGAATTAATATTGCAACAGATTCTGCTACAAAAGATACTGGTGCTCTTATAGTTGAAGGTGGTGTTGGTATTGAAAAAAGTTTAAATGTTGGTGGTAATATAAATGTTGCTGGTGTATCAACTTTTGCTGGAATAGCTACATTTACTGGAGATCTTTACGTTGGTGGAGATCTTCATATTTCTGATGATATATTCTTGGATGAAGCAACTATCCGTAATTTAAAAGTTACTGGTATATCCACTTTCCAGAATGATATATGGCATACTGGTGGAACATTTACTTCTGTCAATGCTATGATTGGCAGCGTTGGAATTAGTTCTAACGTCATTAAGACCAAATCAGGTTCTGGATCAGTCATGTATATTGACCCATATCCCGATGGGTTGAGTAGTGAAGGTACTCTTGTTGTTAAGGGTGACCTACAAGTAGATGGTACAACTACTACGGTTAATTCTAATGTAGTATCAGTTAATGATCCTATATTCCAAATTGGTGATGTAACTAGTAAGCGAACTGTTATGATGACAGTTGCTGTTGGTGTTTCTACTATTAAACTTGATTCTGTAGTTGGTATTAATACTGGTGACTTGATTACTGGTAGTGCTAGATTACCAGGCGCAGGTACAACCACTATTACTGGATATAATTCAACTGAAAAGTTAGTTAATATTCAGGGTGTAACTCATACTGGTACGATTTCAACAACTACACAGTTAACAGTTACTGCTGCTTATGATACCCAGTCTGATCGTGGTATTGCTTTTGACTACAACACAAGTACTGGTGTAGCAAATAACAAGCAAGGATTCTTTGGATATTCTGATGCTGGTGGTGATAGTAGTAATGCACCTGAAAGAGCATTTACTTATGTTCCTGATGCAACAATAACAGGTAATGTAGTAAGTGGTACAAGAGGTTACCTAGATATTAAAGGAATTTATTTCCAGTCAGGTGATTTCGACACTACTGGTAACGGTATTGTTTACTTTGATACTACTGGTAAGATGGTAGGTGCAGCTGCAACTACATCTGGTATAACTACTTCAAATTATGTTTTAACTACTGATGCAAACAACATTCCTAAATGGACTTCGACAATTGATGGGGGAACCTTCTAACAAATTATGACAAATCAAAATAATGACGTTGATGTGAACACCTTGATTAAAATTTATAATCAGAAAATTGCTACATTGACTAACCAAAATATACTTTTGGAAGCAAAATTGAACACCTTAGTACAAGATTCCTTAGATGAAAAAAATGATCTTCTTGCAAGTTTAAAAGAATTACAAGAAAAACATGACAATCTACTAGCAGATATAGAAGAAGATGGCGAAACCAATTAATCGAGAAACATTAGTAGAATATTGTTTACGGAAGCTGGGTGCTCCTGTTTTGGAAATTAATGTTGACGATGATCAAATTGATGATCTTGTTGATGATGCATTACAACTTTTCAATGAACGTCATTTTGATGGTGTTGAAAGGATGTATCTTAAATATAAGATTACTCAAGATGATATTAATAGAGGATCTGCAAAAGGAACTAGTGGAAATGGCATAGTTAGTACTGCTGCTACTTCTACATCTTCACCTGCAGTAACGTTTAATTGGTATGAAACCGCTAATTATATACAAGTTCCAGAATCTGTTCTTGGTGTAGAGAAGATATTTAAATTTGATACTAGTTCTATTTCTGGTGGAATGTTTAGTATTAAATATCAGTTATTTTTAAATGACTTATATTATTTT